CCAAACGAATTCACCAACGGATGAATCCGGGAAAACTCCAACAACGCTTTTTTCACTGAATTCCAACTTTTCATGCCACAACTTTTTTATTTTTTCTTGGTTCTTTTTATGCATACAAATCAACAATTGCACCCGTTTTCCCCTTGGAAACGTTGTTCAAACGTTTGTTTGCCCCAACAATTGTCCAACACCAATCCGGTGTTGTAATTTTCACGGGATGGGATGATGTCATCAATGGAATTGTTTGCGTTGTACAATGGATAATTGGAAACATTTGCCACAATAAACAATGTCAAACGTTCTGAATACCATTGGGCCTTGTTTTTGAAATAATCCATTTGTTTTTGCAATTCGGACATGGATGCCATGGTGTTGTTTTCCGATTGCCCACGTTCAACATTTTTGTTGACATACCGAAATGACAAAATCATTGGTGATTCCGCCATCACCCACATTTTCAATGCCGGTTGGATATATTCAAACAACAACGTTTGGTTTTCATTTGACAAATTCCCATCAATGATTTGTTGCCCGATTTCATCGTACAAATCCGAACCAATGATTGGTTGTATTTGCATTTCTTGACACATCATGACCAATGGTCGCAACTTGACCATGGAAACGTTTTCATTGATGAACGTTCCATTTTTCAAATCCGTTTCCGTAATAAACAACGCTTTGTCCATCTTTTTATCAATTACGTTTTTTCACTAATGTTTGAACCCAAATGTGGCGACATGATGGCCGTGTCAATCCGGTTTTTTTGTCGGTGTAAAATCCACCCCGGCGTTCCCAAACCGAATAACCCATCTTTGCGGAAATTTGGTTGATTTCCTCACGTGTGTAATACCGGTTTTTTTCAATCATGTATTGGCAAAATTTACGGGATGTTTCCAACAATTTTGGCCCGTATTCCGGCAACACATCGTATTTGTACCGGATTTCCAACATTTGTGTCATGTCCTTGGACTTAATCCAATCTTTTGCCGGTTCCCCAATTTCTTTCAATGTCCCGGTCACTTTGATGGAACCATTTTCAATCAATGCGGAAATGCGTTCGGCCACCAAATCAATGTCCAACCCCAATTCGGTTGCAATGGCATCCGATGAAATGTTTGGGTTTTTGTCTATTTTTTTAACAATTTGTTTGTCAATGTCTTCATATTCGGATTTGAATTCATTTTCTTTTAATTCAAAACCATATCGCATTGGCCGTGATTTCAATAATTCAAAACCCGATTGGCATTCCCCATGGTTTTCAAATTCTGCAATCAACAAATCATCATCATCCATGGATGCAAACGTTTGTTGTGTTGTTCCCAATCCAACCAATGAACGTATTTCCGCATCGGTCAATTTTTCCAACACCTTATTGGCCACCAATGGTGACAATGATTGGATGGAATCGGTGGTTTTTGGAACTTCAATTGTGTCATCGGGCAATCCCATCATTGCACGTAATTCCCCACGGGATGCAATTTGCAACAACGTGGTTTCACTTAATTGTTCTTTTATTGGTTCGGTTGGGATGATTTCCAACACATTGCCAAAACCATTGAATGACAATAAATAATTGTATGAACGGATTTGTTCATTTGCTCGGTCCTTTACATAAACCGATTTGAATAATTCATAAGATTCAACCAACTCCGAACGGCCACCCAATTGTCCGGATTCCTTAATACCAAACAACATTCCGGATGTCACACGATGCGCCGTGAAAATTTCTTGTTGGATTGATTCATTAAGGATGTCAAATTGTTTGTCCAAATCATTGGCCTGTACCGGAATCAATTTCATTCCGTATTCGGCCCCATCGGTGAATTCAACCATGATTCGTTCACCATCATCACCACCGAATTTTGATTTGACTTTTCGTTCAATTTCACGTTGTTTTTCGATGGATGGAACTCCGTTGTTGAATTGGAAAACGAATCCACCCAAAAACCCATTCCGCAAATTTTGAACGTGGAAATTGGCAATCCTGGAATCACTTTCAATATATGCCATGGCCCCGAAATATTCCGGGATTGGGTAATGATAACAATTTGGTGAATAGGTCACAACGTAAAAAATCTGTTTTCCCAATCTTTGTTCCGGGTTGAACCGGTCATATACTTCCAAATCCTTTGGTTTCCGGTTGCCATCCCACAATTTTGAACGGCCAATTTTTTTGCCATCCACCGACACACGGCATTCATGGAATGGAACATGGGAAATGGATGAAATTTTGCCACCCAATGACCAAACAATTTCCAATGCATACCCATTGAAAATTTCATTGTCCATGATGGTTTTTCGCAACACATCATTCATTGAATCGAATGGGTTTGGATTCTCCATGAAATCCCCCAATTGACCAACCATTTCATCGGTCAATTTGTTTGTGTCGTATGTGAACCCACCACCGAAAATGTAATTGACTTTTCCGTTGATGATGGCATTGTGTTTTGCGGAACGTTGGTACATTTCCAACAAATACATTGGAAATTTGTTGTCCTCACCATACACCACAAAATCATTGCCGGTCACCACCTTGAAAACGGGCATGGCCAATTCAAATTTCATTTGTGTCCGTTTGTCCAAATTGGCCGGTGATGTTACAATGGCATAATCACTTCGTTCTTTTTTCATACTGATGGCTCAAAATATGTGATTGGATTTTCAATTGTGAAATCCGTTGATTCATTTGTCAAAATTTGGTACAATCCACATTCAATCATTCGTGTAATTTCCGGCGAATCAACCGATGTTGCACCGGTTTCACCCTCGTAAAGTGAATACCGACATTGGCCAATGGGAATGTTTGGGATTGAAACATCAAACCCATCCCACCGGTCGGTGTATGTTGACACGTTTGCGGATTTTGGGAATGACAAAAAAAATGATTCATTGGTTGAAATATGTTCAATCAACAAATATAAATAATTGCCACTAACCATGTTTTCCGTGGCCGTGAAAAACAAACGTTGGGTTTCTCCGGAATTCAACAATTGCATGAAAACAAATGCACAAAAAATCAAATTGTGCCAAATAAAAAAAACCGGCCCATTGTTGGAACCGGTTTTGTTGAAATATGTGATGGAAAATTAGGTTGGAATGGAACCGGTCAACATGTATGGTGCTTGGGTTTCCAATGATGTGAATGTCAAATTTTGTCCATTCAAATCCCCCATTGCCGTTCCGGAAACAGCCGTTCCGGTTGTGGCAAAACATCCGTTTTCAAAACCCAAAACAAATTTGTTTCCTAATCGGTCCAAAACCACAATGGCAAAACGGCCCTTGGTCAAAACCATGAATTGGTTTCGGGCCGTGGTTGACAAACGTGGCAATGCAATCACCAATTCGGTTTGGTAAAACGTGGATTGATTTTCAATGGATGAATTTGCCGTGGTGGTGAAATTCCCGGTTTGTGGTGGCAATTCAAATTCAAAAAAATCACCGGTGGTCACACTTGCAATTGCACCGGCCGTTGGTGTGTCATATGTAATGGATGAAAAATCCGCAATATACACGGCCTTAATTCCACCCACGGATTCTTTGCAATCCAATGCATATCCGCTTGTTATTGAACAACTCATTTTTTTATCTTTTATTTGGTGGAAAAAATGGTGGTGGATTTTACCCCACCACCATGGTCAATTTATGCAATCATGAAACGGCCCACTTGGTCGGTGAATGCAACTTGTACACCGGCTTTGAATTCACACATGAAACGTACTTCATCCGCCTCTTTTGCGTAGAAAATTTCAAATTTTTCTTCCTCACCTAACAAATCAGTTCCGAAATAGAAATTGGACAAACGGCCGAAATACAAATCACTTGAACCATTCAAACCATTCACACCAATCAAACGGATGTTGGAACCGGGCAATGTCAATTCGTATGTTTCAACTCCATTCAAATATGAAACGTTGAAATAGTTTTGCGCTACCAAACCTTGTTTGATGATGGTGAACATGTCCATTCCACAAAAAATGGTAACATCATCATATCCACGAATATCCGCCGGGATGTTGGTTTCAATTCGGTTCAACATTTTGATGACATTTGCCCCGGCTGATGCCCCGGTCAAATCCGCCAATGTCAATGCCGTCCATGAACCGCCGGTTGCATTCCAATCGGTAACGCCGGACAAAATTGATGCAAACCCGGTGATTGAACCGCCGGCACCGGTACCGGTCCACACGGCCGTTTCCAATGCCTTTTGAATGGCCTTGACTTTCAATGTGGCATATTGTTCCTCAAATGGAATGGTTGTCAACATGGAACCGGATGGCAATTGTGATTGCATCCAATATTGTTGCAATGCTTTTGGGCACAATGATTCATACACTTTGACATCAACAATGTTGATTGTGCGTTGTGTGAAATCGGTTGCATTGGTGCCCACGTTTGATGTGAACCCACAACCAAAACCATATGCAAATGATGTGGTTTCGGACATCAAATTCAATGTTGATGGACCCTTCAAACCGACTTGTTTGTTGATTAACGAAATAGTACGAGCATCAAACAATGATTTGGTAATTAACGGCAACACATTTTGGTTTGTGTATGTTGTTAATGGTGCTGTAAAAGTGTAACTCATTTTTTTATTTTTTTATTTATTTTTTAAAACTTGTTTCAATGTTTCAAAACGTTCCCATTTTTCATCTTTTTTGGAACTTGAAAACGTTTCATTTTTGGTTGGTTCCGCCGTGGGTAACAATTCAATTTTCCCCAACATGGATGCCATTTTTTCGTTCATCTTAGACATGCCACCCAATTTGGACATCAAATCCGGTGGTTTCATCCGCCATTTTTTCGGTTTCTGCTTCAATTTCGATTTCCACGGATGGTTCATCCTCAATGGGCATGATTTCGGAAATGACACCATCGGTGACCACAATTTTGGCAACACCAATCAATTCATGTTCCCCATCCGGTGCCGGGATTTCCATTCCATTTTCACCAATGGCCAAAACTTTTGCACCAACTACAATTTCACCATCAATTTTCACATCCGTTCCGGATGCCGTGGTGTAAATTGCAAATGCTTCATTTTTAGACATCTTCAAAATGTTCCGGATACCCACCAACAATTGGTTTGTTGTATTCATATTTTGAAAAATTTATTTGAAAACAAATGCATGGGTTGAAAAAAATTGGCCGAAATTATTTCAATAACTCCAAAATTTCATCAACCATTGACATTGATTTGAATTGGTTTTGTTTCAACACAAACAATTCATCAAATGCACCCTCAACCGAAAAACCACGGAATTCACCGGTTTTCACTTTGTTTTCCCATACATCATCATTTTCAATTTTGTATGAACCAAACCATGTCCCATGTGGCAAATCATTCATGGCCGTTGGTGGGTTGATTCCACGTTTGCCATCAATCAAAAACGTTTCAAACATGTAAACACCATCCACCGGTGTTTTGTGTTGCATGTTGACATTTTTGCCAAAACCATTTTTCATGAACTTCATGGCAATCTTTTCAATGGTGGATTCGGAAAATGTCACGTAATATGGGCCGGTTTTTTCATCATACCGGTAAATTGGCAAATTGGGAATCATCAAAGGACCGGACACAATCCGCCGTTCATCATTGATTTGGAATTGATGTTTTTTGGATTCATTGAAAATGTGGAAATTCCGTTCAATGGCCGGTTTCCCAACCAATGCAACAAAGTTCACACCGGTTTCAAAATCATTTTCATCAATGACACATTCAAACAATGGTATTTCATTTTGGTTGTTCATCTTTTTATCATTTTATGGTTGATGTTTGTTTCAAACGTTTTGCCCGTTGTTGTGTCCCGGTCACATCGGATTCAACAACATATGCCCGAATTGTTGGGTTTTTGAAATTCTCAAATTGGTTCAATTGAATTTTGGTTGCGTTTGACAATTGTGAACCGATGGATTGAACATTTGGCATTGAACCGGATGCACCGGCCAATGATGGTTGTGAACCCGTATTGCCACCACCACCGGATTGATTTGGTATTTGAACTTTGTTGATTTCACGAACTTGTTTGAACCCGTTGATTCCAATGACCGATGCATTGGCAATTTTGATGGCCGTTCCGAATGGTTCCGGGTACGGGTTTTTGGCTTTCAAAACTTCGGAAATCCCCAAATATGTGTTAATCAATGCGGATGCCGTTGCCATGATTTTCCCGGCCTTGGTTTGCTTTCCAACTGCATCCGACATGGCTTGTAAAACATTGGCAATGGCTTTTCCCGTTTCCACCTTGGATTCGTATTCCAATTGGTTCAATTTGGCCACACGTTCATTGTATTCCGTTATCGAAATAACCCGGTTCGCCAATGCCGTGTCCAATTGCATTTGCATTTGATCAAATGTATGTGAATTGTCATCCATGAATGTGTCCAACAATGCCCGTTGTGATTCATAAAACCATTTAAAATCATCCAATGTCCGTGTCATTTTGTGGGCAATTGTCCCAACGGATTTGATGGACAACATGTCCAAATCATCGAATGTTTGCCGGACAACATGTTTGATTTTTTCCGGTGCCTTTGCAAATACATCACCACCCAATTTGTCCAATTCCGTTTGGGCCGTGACAACGGCATCCATGATTCCTTGTTTGTCTGCTTCCAAGGACTTTTGTTTGGTTGTGATTCCGGATTCGATGCCCTTTTGCAAATCACGTTCCAAATTTATTTCACGGGTTAATTGGTTAATCAAAACTTCATTGCCCATCATCTTTGCGGAATCCAATTGTTTTTGTTTTTCCGCCAATTTTTGACGTGAATTTTCCAAATCATTCCGTTTCATTTCCAAATCAAACAATTGTTCCGAAATTTTGGTCAACTTGGATTTTGCAATTTCCAATGTGATTTGTTTGATTAAGGCATCCGAAAAACCTTTGTAGGCCTTGGCAACATCATCCACGGAATTTTTTTCGGCATCCAAATTTTTAAAATAATTCGGTGAAATTTCATTCAATTCTTTGATGATTTCTTTGCGCCGGGCCATGGTTGTGTTTGAATTTTTGTATTCATCCACCAATGATTTCACGGAACCACCGGATTTCACCAAATTTTCCGAAATTTCCTTTTCACTTTTTATCAAATCGGAATTTTTGGTGATGATACCATCAATTTCTTTTTTGTTGGAACCCAATGCGGATGTCAATGAATTTGATTCACCAACAACAAAATTGTACACCTTTTGTGCAATGGTCATGGCCCCAATGTACACGGCGGATTCCTTTTGCAACAAATTTTGGATTGATTGGGCACCTTGCAACAATGCCATGGCCCCTTGTACCTTGACCAATGTTTTTTGCAAATCTTCATTTTCCGCCCCAAACAATGCCGTGGCCCCCTCAACAATGGCGAACCCGGATGCCAAACCCTCAACCGCCCCGGTCATTGCATCCAATTTGAATGTATCGGATGCCAATGCGTTAATTCGGGCCTTGGTATCCCCGATTTGGTCCTTTAATTCCCCGGCCCGTTGTGACATTTTTTGGAATTGTTCCGAACCATCCTCACCGGCCATGGCCATTCGGTTCAATTCCTTTTCAATTTCCCTTAATTCGGATTTTAATGATTTGAACCCCTTTTCGGCATCATCGGTTTCCGATTTTACCCGAATCAATATGTTTTTGGTAGTATCCGCCATGGCTTATTTATTCAATGATTGTGTATGGTTTTGGTTCATCACCAATGAATGCATTTGCCCCATTGGTCAATGTGAATTGTGTTGCCACAAATGGTTCAATGTTGGTCACCCGGATGAACTCACATGTGGTTGATGTGTTTTTGTTTGCATCGAAATCCCGAATGGAAATCAACCGGAACATGGTGTTTCCAATCAAAATCAATTTCCGGAAATCCAAATTGTAAATGTCAATCGAATCCAAATTGATATTGGCAACCAAACGTTTTGCATCCACGTTGGTCAATTCATCAACATAATTCCGCCAATATCGGTTGAACAAATTGCCGTTGGTGTATTTCCAAAATTGGTTTGTTTCCGTGTTATTGGTCCAATAAATTTCACGTGGGATGCCAAAACACAAATCATGTTGTGGATTGTATAAATTATCCAAATGCCCGGCATACGGATATGATGCCAATGGTGTTCCCTCAAATACAAAAAAACCGGCATTTTTGGGATATTCAATGAAACCATGGAACATGATGCGCAACCCCGGATTGATGGGTTTTACAACTCCATTTTCATCCATGTCCCAAATTCGTGAAATCAAACGGGATGATGATGTGTACCCGGACATCGGTGCAATGGCAAACAAATTGGTTTGTTCATTGGAATCCGTGGCGAATTCGTTTTCAATTTCATAAACACGTGAACCATATGATGAATTGAATGCCGTTTGGTATTTTTTGGCAATGAATTCACCACCATCCCGGTGATTGAAAACAAATGTTTTTTGGGTTGCCAATGCAACCGGTTCAATGGTCATTGTTTGTTCAACATCCAATTTTTGTGTCCAATCAATTGGTTGTTCCGTGGTTGCATAAAAATCCGGGAATGGTTCAATGTACAATTTTTTGGAATCGAATTTGTCCGGCATCACAAAACAATTGAACATTTTGAAAACCCATGACATGAAATCGGATTGTTTGATTTTTGGAACAATGGTTTGGTTCATGTCCCATGTTTGACCAACGGCCATGGTTGGTGTTCCGGAAATCTTATTCAACCAAAACGAACCATCCGTGAAAATTCGCAAATATGAAATTGGTGGTGGTGTTGCCGTGTCCAAATAAAAATTCACACGGACATCAACCACATCACCGGCATTCAATGAAATTCCGGTCAAAACCCCACTGACTTGGACCGGATTTCCTGTCAATGGTTCCCATGTATATGATGCCAATGTGCCAACCGGTGCGCCATTCACAAACAATTGTGCAATGGCCGTTTGGTCATATCCCAAAATTGACAAATTCGGTTGCCAATTCATGTGGCATTCAAAATCATATTGGTCCGTTGTGACACAATCGAATTCAAAATTGGCCGTGTCGTAATTTCCACCATTGAAAAATGGTTCCGGTGTATCAATCCCAAAATTGATTTGAATGGTTGTCCCTTGGTTGATGTCTTGGATTCCATCCATACCAATGCGGAACATTTGTTGAAACAATAATTGTTCCGGCATCAATGGAAGCCCGGCCAAACCATACGGAACCACCAATTTTGCAAACATTTCCGAATTCAAAAAATCGGAAACATACGTGAACCCGGATTCCGAAAAAATCCGGTCAACATATTCTTTCAAATAAATGCCGGGATAAAACATTTCGGTGGTGTACAATTGGGATGCCGGTGGTGTGTTTGTACGTTCACCGGCCGGTAATTGGCCGTAATCAATCAACGGATAACAATACCCATTCCCGGTTCCGGCAACCACCCATGAATCATACACGTTGGTTGAATTCCATTCATGGTTCAAATCCGAAAAATCAATGTCGGTCAATTCCTTTGTGGAAACGGACCGGATGAAATCGGCTGATTCCCCATACAATCCCAATTCATACACCACCAATGATTTTGTTTTCCGGATGGACAACAATTGGCCAATCCCACGGAATGTTTCAACACCATTCCGGATGATTTGCGCCGTGGCTTTTTCCAATGG